ATAATGGAACTGTTTATGTTGATGAACCTGTTGATTCTTTTGCTAAATCGGGTCATGTAATTAAATCTATTAGAGAATTAAAATATGACTTAGATGAACATTTGCAAAAGGGCGGAGTACTGCTAGGACACAATATTGCTTCATTTGATTTACCAATTCTTAGAGATTCATTAGATATATTCTGTATTAACAAATACCTCGATGAAAAGAAGTATATTGATACAAGTAGAATCTTGAATAAAGAACATGGTGAAAGGTTTCAACTGAGTAATTTAGTTAAATGCACTATGGATGATTCTAAACTCATGGATAGTGCTGATGCACCTAAATTATGGAAGATGGGTAGGTATGATGAAGTAGTGGAGTATTGTATGAAAGATACTCAACTAGTATATGACTTATGGAAGTATGGGCAGGATAATGGTTTAGTTAAAGCATTTTCTGTTGAACAGGAACAATTTGTTGAATTGGGAGTTGATTGGTAATGGAAGGCTGGGATTGGTTCTTTCTTCTTGTTTTCTTAACAGTTCTCTTATTGCTCTTTTTCGCTGCATTTGGTGGAACAAATATCACCGATGATAGCGTTGAAGATTATATGAGAAGATTGATGAGAAACAAGGAAGGCGAACAATGAGTTTAAAACAAACTTGTCGTTATTGTGGTGAAAACACATTAGCGAAGCGTTTAGTCGGGTTCTATGTAGGTTCGACTGAACAAGTTAAACTTTGGGAATGTAGGTCTTGTTATAAGATTTGGTCAGTAAAGACGCATTAAAGGGCGAGGTAACTTTAGGGTTGCCTCGCCCTCTTTTTTTTTGGCTTTTCAAAAGTCATCTATCGTCGCTAACCATGTTGCAAGAAAGCCACAGATAAAGGCTATTATAGCCAATGCCACTAATTCCATATAATCACAAAATTAAACCATATAACTGTAAAGCATCTATTAAATCGTTTAACTTAGATGAAACGGTAACTATTTCATTTTCGAGAAAAGCAATATAATTATCAACATTTGGCTCAAAACCAGGAAATGCGTTAGGGTCAGCAGGTGGTCGGCCAAAATTTGCTGGATTAGTTACAAAAGAACCATTACCTACATTTTGACGAGAAGCAACAGCAGTTCCAAAGAAACCAACATTTGAACCGTCATGGTTTAAATTACCATTAATTTCAATCTCACCGCTTAGGCGAATATCACCAGATACGTCTAATTCCTGAGAAGGAGTAGTTGTTCCAATTCCGACCTTACCATCTGCCTGAACCGTCATTTTTGCTTGTGCTTGTGTTCCAGCAGAAGTAGGATTAGTGCAAAAGTGAATGTCTTTGTTATGGTTACCATTGGCAATTAACAAGTCATTTTGAGCCGAACCTGTGACAATTGCAGATGCTCGGTCAAGAGCAATATAAGCGGAATAATGGTGAGAGAATGTTCCTGAATTTGCTTCTACATCACGCAAGTGGATTAACGGTAATTTAATATCGGTATCAGCAGAAAGAATAAATCTTGCGTTATCGCCTGATGAAGCCGATTTAAGTTCAAGCAGATGGTCACTGGAACCATTTGCAGTTCCATCTTCAATTAACACGTTTCCTTTTACATGAAATAATTCTGATGGAGAACTAGTCCCAACACCTACTTTTCCTGTTTCATCAATAATCATTCTTTCAGTTCCCGCAGTATCAAAACGGATTTTATCTTCATCTGAACTTTCTTCAACTTGAATTTTAGTATCTGAATCTGCATCTTCTATTGAATCCCCGCCACCGCCACCTGCTAAATTAGCAATAGCCTGTGTAGTTACGGTTTTAATTTTATCAGAATCATTTGTGTCTTGAATAATTACTTTATCATTTGC